ACCACCACCTAATAAATTGTAATCGGTGGTTAATCCAGACTCAGCACCTGTAGCAGCAAATCCTTCGCCAAAGGCTTCTGATCCAACCCCAGCCATAGCTCCTGCCATCAAAGCACTTTTGAAAGAATCTTTTACTGAATTTCCAGCAACCATGTTTCCAGCAAAGCTACCGATACCAGTACTCAAAAACAAAGGCATAGTTGTTAGTAAATAAGGAGCAGCGATAGCTAATGCAATCGGAGCAATCTTCTTTACTACTTTTTTAAGACTTCCAAATAATTTTTTTAAGAAAAACTCAGGCTTCCCTGTAACAGGATTAATAGAGTTTAATTTATTACCAACAACATAGCTCTCTGGTTCTAAACCCATCTCTTCCATTTGTTGAAACAACATATTCTTCATACGAGGGTTAGCCTGTAACACTTCCATTGGTATTACCGTTTCGCCCTCAGCGGCATGAACTATATAAGTGTCGCCTTCACGACCAAAGCCAGCCAACATATCGGCTGCTTTTTTGTAGTCGTACAAACCTCCTGTTGGAACAAGAGGCTGCGAAGTTACCTCAAAAGGTAATGTTGCTATTCCTGCTGTCATTTGATCACCTTAACAGTTTCATAAAAATTATACAATCCTTAAACTTGACGTTGTTGTGAGAACTCTTGAACACTTGCTACCACATGTAATCTAGTTCCTGTCGCAGCCGTTGCTTTTAATATTTCTCCAGCTTGCAACACTAAATCTCTTGTTAATAATTCTATTGAGGTATTTGCAGCGACAGCTTTAACTTGAAATAAACTAAAAGGAGAGGCTGTAAGGGCTTCCGTTGAACTTACACCGTTTCCAGTAAGTGTTACAGTTATTGTATCACCACTACCAGAATCATTAGATACTATTATAGAACTAATAACCGAAACATTAAAGTCGCCATCACTAGGAGCTGTATAGACAGTGGTCACAGCCGTTGTGGTTAAATCAACTTTAGCATTTGTTAAACCTTGAATAAATTGGGGTACACTAGTAATAAACATTATCTTCTTCCATCTGTTCTGATTTCTACTCTAGGGGACCCTACTTTCCATTTAACACCTAGCCCTGTTGACTGGACTTTTAACGAAAAGGATCGCCCTCTTAGTCTCACATCTAATTTTTCTGTCCATTGCTCAACAGGGTTGGTTGATGTTCTTGTGGCTGTGCCTGTGTCTGTTTGATTATAATTAGATCCTGGGTAAGTTCTTGATTGTAACGTGAAATCAACAGAAGGTGTCGCTTCAGTAGAACCCTCAAACTTTATATCAGGTATAAGTCTTGTAATCATTAAAAATTTATCGCCATCACCAGTATCCAATTGACTTGATTCAATAAAAGCTGTCATAGCTACACCATCATTATCATTACCTAACTCATGGTTATAAATGTACCCCCCAGAGGCTGCCATAGGAAAAGTTTTTATTCCTCTGTCTAGCCACGCCGATCGTGAAAGGGCTCCATAATACCAGACGTTTTGCGAATAATTAAAAATAACATACCGATCGTTTTCTTGACTAGTGGCAGACGGATAAAACCACCATACCTCACTCCATTCGGAGTTAACCCCAGAAGTAACTTTATCTTTTTGTTCAAAATTAAAATCTAAAAAAACTTTATCTTTTACAGTGCAGGGTATTTGTTTTGTCTGACTCTGTGAGTATACATAAAACGTATCGATACCCATCCAATAGACTAACTCTTCTGTTCCTGCTGCTGCGTTTGGACTCATTATAGTAACGCTAGAAGAAATTTGATTGATTCCAAAAGTATAAGGTGGACCGATAAACTGCATAGAATGCAATGATTTATCAGTCCACACTAGTATTTCACGTTTAGTTTCGAGAGCTTGCACAAAGGTAGACCCTGAACCCAGTCTTAAATCACCTGCTGTATTTGTAGCTTTTGCTTGCCACTCAGCAATGGATTCTTGATTAGAAAAACGAATTAAAAGAGGGTCTTGAACAATCCCCCCTTGTGGATTACAACCAAAAGCAATGATGTGTCTGTCTTTATCAGAAACCAATATTTGTTTAGCTATTGTTGGAACTTGGTTTGCATTGGCTACCGCAGAAATGTTAACGGCACGAGTAGATGTTTCATTAGTTCTGTCCCAATAAAAGATACCCGAATCTCTTGGATTTATTAATAAGTCTTCACCAAAATTATCGTGAGACCATAATCGTATTTGAGTTTTTGTAGTCAAGGCAGCAGCGTTGCCCCAACCAACATAATCATCGTCGGGATCAGCATTACCAACAGCTAAAATCACTATTGTATTGTCAGCATGAGTAACAGCAGTTGTTCCACTCGCCCCTCTGGCTACTGTTAAAGTATTATCATCAGTAGTTGCTGTTACTGTCATTAACTCGGAATCGACTATAATCACATCGCCAGTAGTTGTAATACCTGTTTCTTCATCTACATCAACAGCCGTTTCGCTGTTGTCAAGTGCCTCAGCTAATTGTGTTGTAAAAGGGTTACTTGTTACTCCACCAAATAATCCAGCCCCCCAACCTGTTCCTCCAACGGCAGAATCTAAGCCCGAGTTTATTTGATAAGTGCCTACTGTAGCAGATCCTCCACTATTACCAGCATCAGTCGAGTCAGCAGTCACACTTACTAAAATAGTATAAGAGTTACCATTTATAATACTTACGATCGTATGCTCAGCATCTAATATAGAAGTTGTTACATTGCCTCCTAGAGAAGTAGAATCACTGAAAGTAACAAAATCTCCTGCTCCTGCTCCGTGTGCCGCATCTGTCACAGTAAGAGTAGAAGAGCCATTGGTCGCTGTAAAAGTAACATCTCCAGCTGAAGTAGCTGCTCGATTAGGGGTTACGTCGTTAAATGTCCCTCCCTCTTCTATATAGTATTTAGAAGTAGTTCCAACTCCTAAATAGGTAGAGCCATCTAAAGCAACCCAGTTGTGTAATTTTCTAGCTGTTCCTAAGTAAGCATTGGGTGAATATTTAACCCAACCCCCTATTTTTTCCGGAGAGCCTAAACTAAATCGAACTAAGTCGCCATCAAAATACCCTCCTTCATTACTATATGAAGTAATATCCCTGTTAATTCCTGGCTTAAAGTTTAATTTAGTTAAAGGCATTATAAACCACTCGCTGATAAAGTTCCGGTGTAACCTGTAGTAATAAGATCTCCTGTTCCGTTGTTAACAGAAGCTAAAGCAAAAGGCTCACTATCATCGTTGCTACCAGAAACAGTTCCTGTTATATCAAAAGAACCATCAGTTGATTCTCTTGTTGGTGCTGACGTAGCTCCAGCAGCAACAGTAACAGCGTCAAAAGGATCATTTCCAGATAAAACAACTGGAATAGCTAAATTGTTAGTAAAGGTAAACGTTCTGTTACCATTTGAAATCACATTATTAGGTATTTTCATAGCAGAAACTGATAGTGAGCCACCAAATATTCTTATTCTATTACTACCAAAATTTTCAAAAGTTAGGGCTCCAAATTTAACATTAAAACCACTACTTCCAGCACTTCCACTAGTAGAGCTAGGGGCGGTGTATACTGTACCATCTACATTTACACTAAAACCAGCCCCAGACTGTAGATTAGGCATACCTGATCCTCCAACAAGAGTGAATAACTGTGCAACGGCAGTAGGAGCACCTCCACTAAGACTACCAGTATTCCCTCCCGGATTAGAGGGCAATGTTAATAATTCTGTAATAGGAAAATAAAAAGGACCAACACCAGACATAGACCCACCAAAACCAGAAGCAACACTCACTCCTCCTGATGCTGATATATCGGCTGTTCTGTCCTCGGCACTTACAACAACAGTAGAACTATCTGAATTAGAAAAAGTTGATGTTCCTGTATTAGAATCTGAAGTAACGGCTAAAGTAAAAGTTTTTAAAGTTGATTGAATATTACCACTACCTTTTATTTCTACTGTAGTGCTTGAATTATTTGTTATAGGGGCACCAGAGCTATTTGTTATTGTTTTTCCGTTTGTGTCTAAAATTATTTTTTTGTGCGATGCATCGTCTGCAATTGTTAAATTACCAGAGATGTTATCAGACAGTCTAAAAAACTGTATAGGTAACTGACTTTTTGCAGAACCCATAGCATCATTAATAGTTCCCGCTGAACTTATTTCTACAAATCCAACATTTGGAAATAAAGGTATCATGACGATCCTATGATTTTATTGTTTCAATAAATGAAAAAGCCGTTCCATTATAAAAACCAACAGCTATATCCACATCCGCTCCCAACGATACTCCTGCTGAATTATTTGCCCATGATAAAGTCATATTATTATTAGTTGATGTCTTATCAAGAACAATAAATTGTCCTATTGCTAAACTACCAACAGCCACTGTTACTGTAATATTTGCACTAGATGTATCCACCCTTTGATAGATAGATTGTGCAGCTCCAGGAGTTAAAGTTGATGTTGATGAAATAGCACTCGGTGTGGCATATGCATTTGCATTAAAATATGTTGCAAAGGTAGCCGCTGATGTTTGTCTCATTGTACCACCATCATTGGTTACAATACCATCACCTGCTGCAACGGCAGTTGTTCCAACAGTTGAACCACCATCCATTAAATTTAGTTCGTCTGTTGTTACAGTAGCACCATCTAATATCTCTAATTGAGCTTCGGTTACAACAGCACTACCAATAGTTACTGTACCTGTTATTTCAACTCCAGCACTAGATGTCGCTATTCTTGCAGTATTGTCATGGAAAAGAGTTGCTGCACCATTGTCCACAAAAGTTGCCATTGTCTCACCAGAATCCGTGCCACCCATTATATCAACTTGACTACCTGCTAGTCTTAAATTACCTGT